AATTGCTGCTAAAGGTGCTATTGACCTGCAGAAGCAAGCTATGTTATCTTTAGGATTCAATGAAGAAAAGGACTTAGATAATGATGGTGTACCTGATGTATTAGAAGTTTACAAAGCAGGAGTAGATGCTGACCTTAAAGGGAGAAAGCAAGACTTAGATGAAAAGAAGTTTGAAGAAGATAAGAAGCAAAACAAAGAGAAGAACTCTATTGAAAAGCAAAAGATAAAACAGGCTAACAGTAAGAAGAAAGAAGCCAAGTAGTGAATTTGGCTATTAGGGATAATCTCTAAAAGTTAAGTTTGAAACTTAAATTATATTAATATTAATACTTAAATTTACATAATTATGCCAGAAAATGCAACCCAAGTAAAGACTGCAGAAGAAATAGCAGCACAAGCTAAACCAAGTGAGAATGAAGCATTAGAGAATTTTGAATGGGATGAAGGAGGTGGAGCAGATTTCTTTGGAATCAAAGACACTGCTATTCCTAATGAAGTAGAAGAAGTTATTACAGAAGTAAAAAAGGAGGATAAAACTCCTGAAGAAATTGCTGCTGAAACCTCTACTAAAACAGAAGATGAAAATGAAGAAGATGAAAATTTCTTTGGTGTTAAGACTACAGAAACTCCTGATGGAACTGTAGTAGAAGAAGAAGTAAAAGAAGACCAAGAAGAGGAAGGTTCTTATAAAGCCTTTGCTTCTAAAATGAAGGAAAATGGTATCCTTCAAAATATGGAAGTTCCTGAAGATGAGGAATTGACAGAAGACAAGTTCATTGAATTACAGGATTTAGAGATAGAATCAAGAGTAGATGAGGCTTTTGAAGGCTTCTTTGAAGAGCTAGATGAAGATGCTGCAGCATTTCTAAAGCACAAAAAAGAAGGTGGAAGCACCTCAGCGTTCTTTAAGGTTTATGGTCAAGATACAAGTGCCCCAACAGGGGACTTAGATGACGAAAGCTATCAAGAGAAAGTCAGCAGATATTACTATTCCAATATAGAGAATGAAGATTCTGAGGATATAGATGATAAGATTGAGTGGCTAAGAGATAGTGGCAAACTAGAGAAGTATGCTAAGAAGTTTGACCAAAAAATTAAAGACACTACTAAGAGCCAAAAAGAGAGTTTAATAAGGCAAACCAAAGATGCAGAAAAAGCATCTGATGAGGGTAAAATTGCTTTTGCAAACAGTGTCCAAGAAGCTTTGGATAACACAGACCAAGTGGACAACTTTACATTTACTAAAGCAAGTAAAAAAAGTTTACTCCCTTTTATCACTAAACCTACTGTAAAAGTTGGAAAGAATAAATACATAACAGCAATGCAGAGTAAATTAGGCACAGCCTTAAAAGACCCTGAGAAGTTGTTAGTTCTTGCAAAGCTATTACAGAATGACTTTAATGTAGATGATATTATCAATGCTGATAATACAATGAGAACAAAGAAGTTAAAAAATGATATTCAAAGAAAAAAGTCAGGAGTCAAACCTAAAAGTTCAGGTAGAACAGGTAACAAAAGAGGGTTAGCTGATTTCTTTTAAAGAGTGTAAACTATTATTAAAACTAAATTTAAATTATGGCAACAGGAGTAGTAGGTAGTAAGTTAATTACCAAACAGATGCCTTGGCATGCTAACATGACTGAACTCAATCATTTGGGTAAAGCATTGATTGCAAAGCCTGATAAGTTTGAATCTAAAATTGGACAGCTATTTACTGCTGAAAGATATTCAGACAATCCTTTGACAGCTATGGCTATCAAAGAAGGAAGACAAGAAAACACCAATTCTTCAATGTGGGAATGGGATATGAGAGCAGCAAGCACAAGACCTTTAGTGGTACTTGAGGATGTAGATGCTGCTAACACAACTAAAGGTCAGTACAAGAGTACTTTCCGAATTAAGTTGGATGAAAATTGGTATGAGCCAGGTGATATAATCACTCCTGGAACAACCAATAAGAAGTACCAATGTAGAGTGCAAGAGGAAAGAGTTCCTCATGGAAAAGGATATGTCTATACACTTAGATTAATGTCTGATAATCCTGCAGCATTTGTACCTGCAGTTTATTTTAAAGCAGGAACACAATGGGGTAAATTGTATTCTCAATATGCAGAAGCTGAAACTCAGTCAGGTAGCACACAATATTCTTTGCCAATCACTATGGCAAATAGAATGTCAAGATTCAGAAAGAAATACAAAGTAACAGGTGATGCTCATGATGAGGTATTGGCTGTGAAAATTCCTGATTCAATGGGAACATACCATGATTCATGGGTGAAGTATGCTGAAGTAGAATATTGGCAACAATGGTACAGAGAGTTAGAAAGAGGTTTTTGGTACTCAAGAAGTACTGATTCTGTTCTTTCTGCTAATGGAAGACCTATCAGAACAGGTCCAGGTTTACAAGAGATGTTAGAGGACTCTCATGTTCAAAGATATTCTCATTTAACTGCAAGGTTAATTGAAGAGTACTTGATGGGTATCTTCTACTCAAGAGTAAAGCCAGGGGCTGCAAGAAAAATAAAGGGATATTCAGGAGAGTATGGAATGGTTAACTTCCATAGAGCTATCCAAGATTGGGCACAAAAGACTGGATTTATTCAGGTTGTTGACCAATTGTTTATCCAAAAAGGTAGTTCAGCTTATAATGAAAATTCATTATCAGCAGGCTATCAGTTTACTAAATACAGAATGGCAAATGGGGCTGAATTAGAATTGGTACATAACCCACTCTATGATGATAGAGAAATCAATTTTGAAATTGACCCTGTAACAGGTTATCCTTTAGAGTCTCAAAGAATCACATTCTTAGATTTCTCAGGACAAGGAAAATCTTCTAACTGTAGAATTGTAAACAAGAACAAATCATACAAACTTGGGTATGTTGCTGGTTTAACCAATCCTTATGGACCTAATGATGGTAAGTTAATGAGTCACTCAGGTAACTTCTATGAGATGCATGTTGAAAAACAATGTGGTATGCACATAGAGGATATTGGAAGATGTGGTGAATTAATACTTTCGAGGAACTGATGCAATAATATCTGAATTAATTCTCCTCATTGTCCAATATATTTTGTATATTTGTGTATATAAAATAGAAAAATGACAAGAGAAGATTTTATTGAGAAAGCAATAGTAGTACATGGTAGGAGTTATGATTATTCTCCTACCATATACTTAAAAGCAACAGAAAAAATAATTATAAATTGCCCTCAACATGGAGACTTTAGTCAAGTGGCTACTGAACATCTAAGGGGCAGAGGTTGTCAATCTTGTGGAAAGGCTAAAATAAATATTAATAATGGTAGAAAGTTTACACAAGAAAAGTTCATTGAAAAGGTACAGAATATTAAAGGCTTAACTTTTGAAAAATCTATTTATAAAAATAGGAGAGAGAAAGTTATTGTTACTTGTAAAGTTCATGGGGATTATAATACAACTCCTGATGCCCTATTTAAAGGGGCAGGTTGTAGAAGATGTGAATCTCTTATAAAGAATTTAAAAACACAAGAAGAGTTTTTAGAAGATGCAACTAATGTCCACAAGGGACTATATGACTACTCTAAAGTAGAGTATAAGGGTTCTTTTAATAAGGTAATTATTAAATGTAAAAAACATAGTTATTTTCAGCAAGCACCTTTTACACATTTAAAAGGTAGTGGTTGTCCTAAATGTAAGAACTCTAAGGGGGAACTATTTATATCTGAGTGGTTAGACAATAATAATATTGTATATCTTACACAGAAAACTTTTGCAGGATGTAAAGATATTAGGAGGTTAAAATTTGACTTCTTCATTCCCTCTTTAAATTTATGTATTGAATTTGATGGAGAACAACACTTTAGAGCTATATCTAATGGTTTTTGGGGAGGACAAAAAGGTTTAGAGCAAAGACTAAAAAGAGATAGAATTAAGACACAATATTGTGTAGACAATAGTATAAAATTATTAAGGGTAAGATATGATGATAATATAGTTGAAAAACTAGAAAGTTTATCTACCTTATAAAAATTGGGTATGTTATTTGGAATAATGACTATGTAGAGTAACAGGAGATTGAGTTCTCCTGTTTCTACAACCCCATCAAAGAAGATGTAAAAATTGTAGAATTAAATACAAG